GCGCCCTGAGTATCTCGGTGGCGGTAGTACTCCCGTTCTTGTTAATCCTGTGGCTCAGACAGCTCCTACTTCGGGTTCTAATGCGTTAGGTCAGTTGGCTGCTTATGGTGTTTGTGCTCCTCAGGGTCATGGGTTTACGTACAGTTCTACTGAGCATGGTGTTATTTTAGGTCTTGTGATGGTTCGTGCTGATCTTAATTATCAGGCTGGTATGGATCGTATGTGGACTCGTCAGACTTTTACTGATTATTATTGGCCTGTGTTTAGTCATTTAGGCGAACAGTCTGTACTTAATCAAGAGATTTATGCTACTGGTTCTGCTGGCACTGCTTCTAATCAGGATCAGGGTGTTTTTGGTTATCAGGAGAGATATGCGGAATATCGTTATAAGCCTAGTCTTATTACTGGTTTGTTTAGATCTAATGCTACTGGTACGCTTGATTCTTGGCATTTAGCTCAAGATTTTGGTGGTTTGCCCGCTTTGAATGCTTCTTTTATTGTTGAAGCTGCTCCTATGGCTCGTGTTGAAGCTGTTGCTACTGGGTATGATTTTATTTTTGATGCTCAGTTTTCTTATCATTGTGCTAGACCGATGCCGGTTTATAGTGTCCCTGGTCTTATTGACCATTTTTAATTTTGTTTTTTTTTGTATGGGGAGTTTTGGCGATTTAGATTTTGATTGGAGGGACTATGTTTGGTGAAGGTATTATTTCTGGAGCTGTTGGCGGTGCGTTGAATTATTTTGGTGCTCGTGAGGCTAATAGAGCTAATTTGAAGATTGCTCGTGAGCAGATGGGTTTTCAAGAGCGCATGTCTAATACTGCGTATCAGCGTACTGTTGCCGATATGCAGGCTGCTGGGATTAATCCCATGCTTGCGTATATGCAAGGTGGTGCCAGTTCTCCTGGCGGTGCCTCTGCTACGATGCAAAATGAGTTGAGCGGGGCTGTTAGCTCTGCTGTTGAAGCTCGGCGCGCTAGCGCTGAGCTTGCTAATTTGAAGAAGCAGAATGCGAATATTGATTCTCAGACTGAGTTAAATAAGATGCTTGCTCAGCAAGCTAGGGCTCAGTCTGGTAAGACTGGTGTAGACACTGTTAAGAGTGTTGTTGATACGGTCGGTACTGCGTCTAAAGATATTTTACCGTGGTTGTTGCTTCTAGGTAAGAAGCTTATTACTAAAGGAAGAGGTTGATATGGGTAATGTTATTACTGTTCGTGAGGATGGTACTAAGCGAGTTCAGTATTTTTGTGAAGGTCCTTCGTTGACTCGTCAAGAATTTCGTGATGAGTGTGATTTGGGCAAGATTATTGCTCGTTTTTCTATGACTCCGGAAGGTCAAGAAGCTTTGATGAAGGCTCAGGGCTATTTAGATGCTCGCTTTGAGGATGTTTCTGGTGTGGTTGACTACCAGACCGCCTTGGAACAAGTTAAGGCCGCTGATGAAGCTTTTATGCGGTTGCCGGCGATTGTACGGACTCGGTTTGATAATGATCCCGCTAAGTTTTTGGATTTTGTTGATGATCCTAAGAACGGCGATGAGATGATTAAGTTGGGTTTGCGAGCTCCTAAGGAATCCTTACCAACTGACGTGAAACCCCCAGTTTGAGGGGGTTTTGGTACCCAGGTTTTACCTGGGTTTTGTCTATGCACATTTTACTCTACTTGATGTAATATGTGCAGGTGACACCAAATCCCTTGTTTGGATTGGTGTTGCGGGGGTATAATGGTTCTTATGAAGAAGAAGCGTTTGAGGGGGTGGAAACCTCCTCGTTTGTGTTGTTCATTTGAAAGTCGGGTGCGTCAGAAGCCGGTTCAGATGGATTTGTTTGAGAAGGATTGGGTTTATTACGAAGGAAGGTTTTATGTCGTACCGAAGAAAGAAGATGTCGCATCATGCGAGTCGTTCTCAGTTTAGCCGGGTTGCTCAGTACATTCATCCTATGAATGTACATCGTGAGCCGCTTAGAGGTGGTTTTCGTCTTTAAAGTCTAGCACTCGTTAGAGCGAGTGCTAGTTTGTTTTTTTTGGAATTCTCATAACTGGGTTGTTACGAGGTCGTCGAGTATATGCCGTGTACTTCTCCGAGTCAAGCCTATTGTCGTGTGTTACCTTCTGGTAAGAAGGAGCTTGAGTTTTCTAATGTTTTGGGTCGTTTGTTTCGCGCTGGCGTTCCTTTTCCTTTTCCGGACGATTCTATTGCTGTTGCTTGTGGTCAGTGTATGTTTTGTCGTTTAGAGCGTTCTCGTGAGACTGCTTTGCGTTGTGTTCATGAGTCTAAGATGTTTGATGATAATTGTTTTATTACTCTTACGTTTAATGATGAGAAGCTTAAGGAGATGTGTCCGTTGACTCCTGGTGGTTATTCTCTTGTGCGTGAACATGCTCAGCTTTTTATGAAGCGTCTTCGTAAGAAGTTTGCTACTGGTTTTTCTTATGTTTTGCGCGACGGTAAGGAGCGTTTTTATAAGTCCGATAATGTTCGGGCTTATGGTTGTGGTGAGTATGGTGATAGGAATGGTCGCCCTCATTTTCATTTTTGTTTGTTTAATTGTGCTTTTCCTGATCGTGTGTATGAGGGTGGTCGTGACGGATTTAAATATTATTCGAGTAAGTGTCTTAGTAGTTTATGGTCTTTTGGTTATTCTTCTGTTTCTGATTTTTCTTTTGAGACCGCTGCTTATGTAGCTCGTTATTGTACCAAGAAGGTTACTGGCCGTAAGGCTGATGGTCATTATTTAGGTCGTTTGCCTGAGTTTTCTGTTTATCCTACTCGTGGTGGTGGTCTTGGTAAGACTTGGTTTGATAAGTATGGGAAATCTGATGTTTTTCCTACTGATAGTTGTATTGCTCGTGGAGCTAAGTGTATGGCTCCTAAGTATTATGACAGGCTTCGTGAGCGTTTGGATCCTGAAGGTTTGGCGGAAGCCAAGCGTTTGCGTTCTGAGCGTGCGAAAGAACGTGTTGATGATAATACGTATGTTCGTCTCCTTGATAAGGAGAAGTGTATGAATGCTAAGATTAAATGTTTAGTTAGGAGGTTAGAACAATAATGTCTAAGTATATTAAGAATGTTATTCGTCGTAAGATTAAGGATAATGATCCTTTTTCTGGATGGGATGTGTATTTTCGTAATGTTGCTCAGGCTGTTTCTCGTATGGAAACTCGTTTGGATGTATTGCGTAAGTGGATGGATGCTATGGATAAAGAAGTTAAATCTTTTAAAGGAGAATGATTATGTTGATGTCTGTATTTGCTATTTATGATGCTGGTATTTCTACCTGGATGCCCCCTATTTTTGTTAGGAATAAGGGAGAGATTTTGCGTTGGTTTATGGATTGTGTGAATGATCCTCAGAGTAAGCTTTCTAAGTATCCTTCTGATTATACTTTGTTTGAAGTTGGTTCTTGGGATGATGATAAGTGTAAATTTGATTTACTTAAAACGCCGGTTTCTATAGGAATAGCTATTGAATATGTCAAAGCTAAGACGGTTGATCTTGAGAATGCTAAGGTTTCTGAGATAGGCCAACTGGGGTCTGGGGGACGTTAGTCGCCCCAGCTTGAGCAAGTCCTAGGATGGACGTTGCTATTGTTTTTTTTTATTAATTTGTTGGTCGCGAAGTGTTTGTGACGCGGAGCGACCTCTTAAGCAATTTTTGGGAGTTTTTATGATGAGAGGTACTGTTAGGACAGGGAATTCTTCGGCTCATACTTTTGCTCGTGCGCCGCAGGCTGGTATTCCTCGTTCTAAGTTTAATCGTACGTTTGGTGTGAAGACCACGTTTAATGAAGGTTATCTTGTCCCTATTCTTGTTGACGAGATGTTGCCTGGTGATACGTTTGCTTTGAAGATGCATGCTTTTGCTCGTGTTTCTACTCTGCTTTTTCCTATTATGGACAATCTTTATATGGAGTCTTTTTTCTTTTTTGTTCCTAATCGTTTACTTTGGACTAATTGGGAGAAGTTTTGTGGTTATCAGGTGAATCCTGGTGATTCTGTTTCTTTTACTATTCCTCAGCAAACGGTTACTCCCTCTACTGGTTATACCGAAGGTTCTTTGGCAGATTATATGGGTTTGCCTACTAAGATTGCTGGTCTTGCTAAGCCTAATGCTTTGCATTTTAGAGCTTATAATTTGATTTATAATGAGTGGTTTCGTGATGAGAATTTGCAAAATTCTGTTACTGTTGATACTGGTAATGGTCCTGATACTGCTTCTAATTATGTTTTGCTTCAGCGTGGTAAAAGACGTGATTATTTTACCTCTTGTTTACCTTGGCCTCAAAAGGGTACCGCTGTTACTTTGCCTTTAGGTACTTCGGCTCCTATTAAGTCTAATGCTACTGCTGATGCTTATGGTCGTACCGCTATTTATACTGGTGTTGGTACTGATGCTACTAAGAATTTTTATATTAATTCTGCTAATGGTACTGGTGCTTTGACTCAATCTGGCAATCCTGGCGCTACTTTGCCGGTTACTTGGCCCGTTTCTACTGATACTTATTATAATTATGCTGATTTAAGTTTAGCTACTGCTGCTACTATTAATGATTTGCGTTTGGCTTTTCAGACTCAGAGGTATTATGAGAAACAGGCTCGTGGTGGTACGCGTTATACAGAGGTTATTAAGTCTCATTTTGATGTTGTATCTCCTGATATGCGTTTACAGCGCCCTGAGTATCTCGGTGGCGGTAGTACTCCCGTTCTTGTTAATCCTGTGGCTCAGACAGCTCCTACTTCGGGTTCTAATGCGTTAGGTCAGTTGGCTGCTTATGGTGTTTGTGCTCCTCAGGGT